TAAGTGCTGACGATTGCTGAATTGGTCAATACGAAGCCTAAGTCGATGACCAAGGTCACGGGCTACAACTCTTTGACACTGTAAAGGAGAAATAGTCATGGCTCTTGGCTTAAATAAAATTCTGGTAGCAGGTGCAGCCACTAACGCTGCGTCGGCATACTTCCAGGCACAGGCTGCTGGTAACGCTACAGTAGTTCTGCCAGCCGGTACTTACTACATTGCACCGACTGCAAACGTCACCATCGAACTGAACACCAACACTACTGGCAACATTAGCAATGCTTCTTGGAGCGTTGTGGTTGCCAATAACACAGGTGGTCTGTTCATTGCTGACGGTACTAACGTCCGTGCAAATGTGTTGGCAGGCACTCCGACAATTACGCTCTTTACCGTAGATGGTGGAGAAAACGTAAGCGGAACCTATAACGTCTAAGGGGCCAACATGAACGCAAACCATGTAGGTTCGCTCTATCCAGACGGGTTTGGTAACTTTGCTTTCGGTAAGGCAGTTGGCGTTAGCGTCGCTTCTACCGGAAACGCAGTTGCTCAAATTCCCGTCGTGGGTGGTTCGGAGTACATTGTTCGCAGGATTGTTGTCGCTAATGCAAATCAGAGCATTGCTGCGGCTAACGTGACGATTTTGACATCGAATGATGGCAATGCGTCCAATGCTGTTAGCAATGCAACTGTTCTGTCTTCTGTTGATGGCACAACTAAGTTCCAGGATGTTACGCTGGCAACTGGTACTGCTACGACGGTCTATTCTGCCGGTTCAATGTATGTAAAAGTGAACACGGCGGTTAGCGGCGGCACTTGCGACATTACTGTTTACGGTGACATCGTTACTCTATGACAACTGTATATGTGACTAATCGGGGCGAGAAAGCCCTGATCCAAAACTACGCTTTTAAGGACTATACGTTTCCTGTAAACGAACCAGTTGAGATCAGCGTAGAGATGGCGCGTCATGTATTTGGTTATGAGCAGGAAAATAAACTTCCTGCGATGGTGATGCTTGGGTTATGCAAATCAACTAATGAGATCGAAGAAGGTTTGGTCAAGTTGGCGAAGTTTGAGATAACCCAAGATAAGCCGGAACAGAATCGCTTTTTATCCCCTGGCGATGACTCAGTAACCCCCCTTGTGCCTAAAGCACATCGGGGGAGAACAGTCGTTAAAGCCGCTTAGATATGGGTTTTAAATGGCAACTCTTAACAGCTATATCACGGAAGTCCGTAGGCTGTTGCATGATGCAAACGGGAATTTCTATTCCGACTCGGAACTGACTGATTACATCAATGGTGCGCGTGATCGTGTTGCCAGAGATACCGGCTGTCTAAGAAAACTACAAGTTGCTCAAACACCAATAGCGCCCGTAGGTTATTCTGGTAATCCAGTTATCTGGACTGCAAATACGTTTTACGCCGCTGGTGCTTTAGTTTTTTCAAACATTTTTATTTATGAGGTCACTGTTGCCGGAACGACAGGTGACACGCCACCGCCTTATCCAGATAACTACACCGCTTACCCGCCTTCAACGCCTTTTATGAATGGTACGGCAGAGTTTCGGTACGCTGGTAATTGCGAGATTATTCCTTACGACAGTTTGCCGGAAACTGGGCAGACGCTAGATATTCTGAACGTCAATGTGTTTTGGGGAAACAGCCGTTATCCGCTGTCTTATATGCCCTGGACGCAGTTCAACGCACAATTACGCTATTGGCAGAACTACATTGGTCGGCCTGTAGCATTTTCTGTTTTTGGTCAGAACCAGATTTACATTTCTCCGATTCCTGACCAGGTTTACACCATCGAAGTCGATACAACGATTTTGCCTGTGCCGCTGGTTAATGGCGCAGAGGTGGACAGCATTATTGATCCGTATACAACACCTGTTGCTTACTACGCAGCGTATACGGCGAAGTTCAAAGAACAGTCTTATGGCGAATCTGAAATTTTCTACCAGCAGTATGTCAGCAAGGTTCGCTCTGTACTCAACACGACGTTCACAAGGCGAATGCCTGACCCTTATAGCACTCCGTTCTAACTATGGCTGCGACAGAGCAAAAGAAAAGCTACGAGGTAGTCAAGAACTTCAGAGGTGTAAACACCAAGGCTAACCGCACGGCTATTGATAAGGATGAGTTTTCCTGGTTGGAAAACGCCATGCCTATTGGGTATGCAAACTTAAAGATTGTTCCGACTTACACCACTGCAAACGTCACATTTGCCAACACTGTTACAACCCTAACATCCTGCAACATCAACAATTCGGATTTAGTTTTAGGGTTTAGCGAAGACGGTCGCGCTGAAGCTGTCAATTTAACAGGTTACACAAAAAGTAATGTTGCTGTTACTGGCACGTTCTCCAATAGCGGAATTAACGTCACGCAGTGGAAAAGTGAAAGGGCGCTCATTGGTGATCCTCGAAAAGGCGTTTATTCTTGGGATGGCACTAATCTTGTGTCTATTGGTTCTGTTGGATCAATAGCGATCACTAAGGCTGGCACTGGATACACAAGCACACCCGCCGTTATTATCTCTGCCCCCAATGAAACTGGTGGCGTTCAGGCAACGGCTCAAGCGACGATTACTGCTAATGCGGTTACGTTTATCACGCTAACAGACGCAGGATCGGGCTACACATCTCCACCAACCGTAACCATTACTGGCGGCGGTAGCGGTAATGCAGCCACAGCAATTGCCAGCTTGTCTACGTTTAAGACAGGTACTGTTTCGGTACTGGTAACAAACGGCGGCACTGGTTATACCAACGCAGCAAATACAACTGTTACTTTTGCTGGTGGTGGTGGCGCTAATGCGGCAGGCACAGCGATCTTGTCAGGCGGTCAAGTTACCCGTGTGATCATGACCAATCCTGGTGATGGCTACACTAACAACTCGAACATTACCGTTACGATTGCTGGTGGAGGGGGCAGCAATGCGACAGCCAAAGCGGTCATCCTTACCGACCCAATCTCAGGAATTGAAACCTTCTCAGGACGAACTTGGGTTAGTCAGGGAAGAACGGTTACTTATTCTGCTGCTGATAGCTACAGCGACTTTACAAGCGTTTCTGCTGGCGCACTTACTCTGACGGATAACACGCTTCATAGCAATATTGTTCAAATTCTGTCGGCTAATAACTTTCTGTACATCTTTGGCGAAGACAGCATTAACGTCTTTTCCGATGTTAGAGTGACAAGTCTTGGCACGACGATTTTCACAAATACCAACGTCAGTGCGTCAGTTGGTACTAGACTGCCAGGCGCTATTTTCCCGTTCTTCCGTTCAGTATTATTTATGAACGAATACGGTGCTTATGCGCTGGTAGGCTCGACCACATCAAAAATCTCAGACCCGTTAGATGGAATCTTCCCAGGAATTGATTTCACCACAGCAGTAATTACTGGTGGTCAGGTGCTAGTCAATAACATTTTGTGCGCGGCATTCAATATCCGCTACAACTACAACGGAACCTTTCGGTATATCCAAGCGGTCTTCTTTGATAAAAAATGGTTCTTCACTAGCCAGAATTCAAATCTAAAGTTGATCACTTCTTTGCCTGTTGCTGGCAAGATCAATATGTACGGCACAACCGGAACAGATTTGATTTTTTTGTATTCCGATGCAACAAGTACAATCGAAAGCATTATTGAAACGGCACTAATGCCAATGACCGATCCAATTAGAACAAAACAAGCGTTAAAGATTGGTATTGAGGCAACAATTAGTGGTAGCGGTCTTTTGTCTACGACGGTTGATAGCGAAACAAGTTCTAGCCCACCTTATTTGCTTGGAAACTTTGTCGATTGGATCAATAATTTTGGTATTGCTATTCCTTGGATAAATAATTCTTCCGCAGAAATTGATTGGATTAGCGGTCAAGGTTATGTTTTATATAAGACTGACGCGCAACAATGGGGTAAGTATCTTGGTATGACCGTTACTTCTAATTCATCAGCAATGGTGATTAACGGTTTTGAGTACGAACATGAATTGAGAGTGAGGTTCTAAATGCCAGTTCCAAATACATTTGCCACTGCTACAACGTCGATACCGTTGTCGCAGTTGGATGCCAATTTTGCTACCCCTATCACGTTAGGTAATACTGCGATTCAGCTTGGTAATACGGTTACGACGCTGAACAACATGACGCTTGCTAACGTCACCATTAACAGTGGCTCTATTAGCGCAAACGTGGCAAACGCAACAACTGACAGCGTGAACGTGGCTGGCTATATGGGCTTGCCACAGAATAGCCAAAACGGTAACTACAACGTGGTAATTGCTGATGCGGGTAAACACATCTATCACCCAACAGGCCAGGCCGCAGCTACCTATACTTTCCCCGCAAACTCGAACGTCGCGTTTACAGTTGGTTCAGCGATAACGATCATTAACGGCTCTGCCAATGCGGTCACAATTTCTTTGACCACAGATACTTTGTATTTGTCAGCAAATGGCGCTACTGGCAGCAGAACATTGACTCAATGGGGCGTAGCAACAGCAGTCAAGATTGCCAGCCAAGTTTGGGTTATTTCTGGAACAAACATCACATGACAGGCGCTCTGCAAGCATTGTTGATGGTTAGCAATTTAGGCGGCGGTGGAAAAACGCCTACTGTTGACTATTTAGTAGTTGCTGGTGGGGGTTCCGGCGGCGGGTCAACAAGCGCGACAATGGCTGGCGGTGGCGGTGGCGCTGGCGGTTTTCGTACTGCAACTGGATTTGCAATAACAACGGGTATTGCGATTACCGTTACTGTTGGCGGTGGTGGCGCTGCTGTTGCAGCAAACTCCGGCAATAGCGGTAATAGCGGTTCATCATCTGTATTTTCAACAATTACATCTGCCGGTGGTGGTGGTGGTGGTTATGCGTCTGGCGCTGGAGTTGCTGGGGGTTCTGGTGGCGGCGGTGCTGCGGGTACTGGTGGTGATGGTGCTGGTGGAGCAGGAAATACGCCATCTACAACGCCATCACAAGGTAATGCTGGTGGAGCCGGATTGGTAGGTTCAAACGGTGGTCGTGCTGGTGGTGGCGGTGGAGCATCTGCTGTTGGCGGCGCAGGAACATCTGGAAATGTGGGCGGCGCGGGTGGTAATGGAACAGCTTCTTCTATTAGCGGATCATCCGTAACTTATGCTGGTGGCGGTGGTGGTGGTCAATCTAATACAGGTGGAGCCGCTGACAGTGGCGGAGCAGGTGGGTCAGGCGGTGGCGGGAAAGGTGGCTGTGATATTACGCCAGTAGCCGCCCCTGGTTCTGGAACCGCAAACACTGGAGGTGGCGGTGGCGGCGCTACTACTAATGGCCTACAAGCTTCTGGCGCTGGCGGTTCCGGTATTGTGATTATTAGCTATCCATCTACTTACGATGCGGCTGTTGCAACTACCGGAAGTCCGACTGTAACCATTAGTGGTGGCAATCGTATTTATACATGGACAGGTTCAGGTTCAATTACTTTCTAAAACATCATGGCACATTTCGCTGAATTAGACGAAAACAACATCGTTTTGCGTGTCATCGTTGTGCATAACAACGAGTTGATGGACGAGAACGGTGTTGAGCAAGAACAACTTGGCATTCAGTTTTGCCAAAGTTTGTTTGGCGGCAAATGGAAACAAACTAGCTATAACGGCAACTTTCGCAAGCACTATGCGGGTATTGGCTACACTTATCGAGAAGACACTGATGAGTTTGTTCCTCCGCAAATTGAAATAGGGGGAGAAAGCAATGGGAATTAACGCATTTACCAAAACGGGTAACACCGTCACGTTTCTAGCGGCTACAACTGCGCCGACTCCAGTGCAATGTTCATCAACCACTTTAGGTGGCAACCAATATCGCGTTATTAACGCAGGTACTGGCATAGTGTTTCTTGGTTATGGAACAACCGCAGCAGATGCAACTGCGGGAGCAACCGCCGTTACAACTACAGCGCCCGCTTTCCCATTGTTGCCAAACACAGATGAAATTCTGACATTTGTTCCGAATGCGTATTTCACAGGAATAACAGCTTCTGGAAACGCTACTGTGTACATCACACCTGGCGATGGCCTATAAGGAGTAATCATGCTAAAGGTTGCAGGCGGTGTAAGCGGTGGTGGTTCAGGCACAGTAACCCAAGTTAATACAGGTACAGGCTTAACTGGTGGCCCTATTACGACCTCCGGTACGATTGCGCTTGCAAACACAGCAGTCACCGCAGGTACTTATGGCACTGCAACTCAGGTTTCCCAGGTAGTAATAGATGCTCAAGGCAGAATTATCAGCGCCTCTAACGTAGCTATTGCTATTTCTAACAGCGCCGTGTCTGGTCTTGGCACAATGTCTACGCAAGATGCCAACAATGTCACGATCACTGGCGGCACTGTAGGAAATTCGACACTTACCAACGTCAACATTACCAGTGTTGCCGCTACGTTTCCAAATAACTACTTAGCAAACAGTTCAACCACGCTGGGTAATGCTGTTCTAACGCTAGGCAGTACAACTAGCAGCGTTGGCAACCTCACGCTTTCCAATGTCACCATTTCTAGCGGATCAGTGACCGCGAATGTAACGTCTAGCAATGTTAATTTGACCGGCACTACGTCATCTACGGCTACTTTTGCTACGTCTAGCCTGCCGTTAGTGCCAGAGGGTTACATTACCGTCCAAATCGGTGGTGTAAACAAGAAAATTCCTTACTACGGTGTGTAAATGGAAGGCCAAATGCTATTTAATATTGTTGTCGGTATAGCCGCCTTCTTTGGTGGCTGGACACTAAACAACATTACACGGATGTTGAACCGTTTAGATGAGGATATTCGGGATTTGCCGCACTTGTACGTCAGCAAAGACGATTACAAGAACGACATCCATGAGATTAAGGGAATGTTAGGCAAGATTTTCGACAAACTCGAAGGTAAGGCTGACAAAGTATGAACATGGAGACTCTTAGCATCGTGAAGTTCGGCGATAAGGACTCGCTAGGAGAGTTTTTGTTCGAAAACGGTGTTCAGCACAAGTTATTCCAAGAAACCTTCATGGATGCAGGCTTTACAGTGCCTGTTTTCCCCTTAATTGACGCTGATATAGACAATTTGGATGACTGGTTGCAGGTTCATCAGGTTGAACACCAGGCTTTTGCGAACCTTTTAGGGCTGAATAATCCCTTTAATTTGATCGACACAGACTGGAATAGAGAAGAAGATTTCTATGACTGGATAGCCAGTCACTTGTACATTCATGAACAGATTGTTGCTGCCCTTGAATTGGAAAATTGATTATGGCTATGCTACCCCAACCAAATAGAAATGTTGCAATGCAACAAAATGCAGATGTTATGCAAGCCATGCAAGGCGGTGGCGGTGCTATGAACAATCCGCAAACGCAGCAGGCTAGGGAAATGATCATGCAACTTATGGAGCAGACTGGTCTAAACGCTAATCAGCTAAAAGAGTTGGGGAAGTTGGCAGAAATGAGCATCCAAGATCAGCAGGTCTATCCAATGTTTATGGAAAGACTTAGACGCTTTGGATTAAGCGATGCTGAAGGGTTGCGTGGTGACATTGATTACCAAGCGCTTGCGATCTTTGCAACTGCTGCGAAATTGATTTAAGGGAAAACAACATGGAAGCTTCTCAGCACGTTGCCAGACTGTTTCTGCGGGATTTGGGTAGAACGCCAGACCCTGCTGGACAAGCATTTTGGGAAAATAGGGCAAAAGAAGTTTCTCCTGCCCAACTAAATGTCGAGTTTCGTGAAGCCGCTAAAAAGGAAAACCCGCAGGCTGGTCAGCCGCGAGGTACAGGTATGGGTATGGGAGTCGATCCTTACTCAAGAATCGCGCTTCCTGGAGAAGAAGGTTATAGGCCAGATAGAAACCTAAATTTTTTCCAACAGCTTGCTCCTTTTATTGTTCCCATCATTGGCGCTGTTGCGCCTCAGTTATTGCCTGCTATTGGTAAGGCGCTAGGCGCTACAGGTCTTGCGGCACAAGCAGTAGGCGCTGGTGTTGTTAATGCCGGAGTTACTGCCGCTACAGGTGGCTCTGCAAGTGACATTCTAAAAGCAGGTCTTGCGGCTGGCGCTGGCACTTATGCCGGTGGCGCAGCAGGCCAGGCTGTTAAGAGCGCTCAACAAGCAGGCACTCTCAGCGGCACTGTAGGTGGTAGCGCTACATTACCTGCGGTTGCTGCTGGTGCGGCTGGTGCTGGTGCTGGCACGTTAATTCAAACGGGCGATCTTGGTCAAGCAGGATTGGCTGCAATTGGTGGTGGTGTTGGTCAAGGAATAGGTGGCGCGGCGCTTGATGTGCTGCCGGATGATGTGAATCTCACGCTGAAGTCTGGTTTAGCTTCTGCTGCTGGTGGCGCTGGTGAAGCTGCTGTTACAGGACAAGACATCGGCGCAAGCGCTCTTGTGAGTGGTTTGGCTGGTGCTGGTCAGGATTACCTAACAGAACAAAGACTAAGGGCTGCTGAAACAGCAGCTACGCCATCAGCAAATCAGTTTGCCAACATTGAAGACCTGATCAAACAAGCCTACGTTGACCCATCTTCCAAGGTAGAAGTTGCTCAAGCCTTGGCAGCACCCGCTGGTGGCGCAGCTTTGGCAAACGCCGTAGAAGCTTCTATCGTTAGAAACATGGTCACGCAACTACCCGCATCTATTCTCGACAAGATTG